ATTAAGAGGTAGGGCGCATAAATTATGCACCGTGACGATTGAGCCGGTATGATCTTTAAGGAACTTGAGGAGCTCTCTGGTTTTGAGGATGTTAAGACCAGTATCGTTGGTTGTTCGGTGTTTGCGCAAGTTGTCGGCCCAATTTTCAATGATTGGGAACTGAGCGGGCACCAATGGCATGTTGATGACTTTCTTGGCCACTAGGTGGGAGCACACTTCATCAGCGTGCACTCTGAGGGTGGCGTGCCCATTTTGAAGTACGATTGGGCTATTAGAGATGCCCATGCTGACTTCGTGCTGTTGAATCTGGTCAATTGTCGGGAAGGAGGGCAGTGGACAATTGAGACCGAAAGCTGCTCGATAGCAGTGATGGTAGCAGAAGCCGTCGTCATCGGGGTCGATGTCGAGCCAGACATCTCTGCTTGGTCCATTCAGGATGGATGCAGTCCCGTGTTCTTTAATGAGAGCGGTGAAGTCCAGGGTGGGTTCATCGACGCTATCGACTAGTTGAAGAAGGAGAAAGTGGCGGCGTGAAATGCCGGTTAGGGCCTTCATGTTGTCATATCCATAAATGTCATTTGCGGACTGAATCGAAGAAAGGGAACCAGCCAATGTGCCCTTGAATCTTTGCCACAACGTGCTACCGCCGCTTTGGATCTCTTTAGTAAGGTAGCTAAGGGCTTTTGTCGAGTGCCATCTACGTACCATGCATGAGATGAGAAGGGCCATGGTAAGCGTGTTTTGGGCGGAAGGGGCCAATTGATAGCCTCTTTGTACGACATGACCTGAGACTGTTATCTCATAGCACAATGCGTTCAAGTAGGAGTGAAAGGATTGACGATTCACATGTTTGTCATCGCGGGCGTCGCCAAAAGCGACCGCTTTATTCCAAATGGATGTCGGGACCCACACAGCCTTCAAGCCGCGCAGTTTTTGGAGGAAGACCGCGGGTGGCATGTGGCCTTGGTAGAGTTGGTCTCCCCAGCGCTTAACGAAGGGGAGGGCGGACGCTAGATCTATGACGCGCGTCATACCGAAGCCGCCAGGTTGCAATCGTGTGGATATGGTGTCACGTCTGGTTACACGGGTGACCTGGTATACCTGCATGATGTCGTAACTGCGCACGACCTCAAAAATGAGAGAGAAGTCGCGGCCATTATAAACAGGTTTGGTGATCCAGTCGACTAGGTTGGTATAACTATGAGTGTACCCAAAAGATAAGTCGTTAAGGTACATTGTGGCGGTGTCGGCTTTATGATCGAACTTGAACGAGATTTGCATGTCCACATTTGTGAAATCTGCGCCGAGTATGATCCTTGGAGGCACCATCATGGTGAAGCGACCGCTGGTGGCGCCGGTTGCTTCGAAAATAGCATAGAGCTGTTCATGATTGATGTCATGCACCATGTTTGCAAAAAGAGTGGTGCAGGGTTCGTCGAGGTGTTCAGCACCTAAACCTCGTAAAATAGCCTGCG